ATTGTTTACTGGTAACTTTGCTGCAGCCCTAGACAACGTTAAAAAGGCTGGTAAAGAAACGGTAGACGTTTTAACTGGAGTTCCTGATAGTGCGGACAAGATTTCGGAAGCAGCGAAGAAGGGAGCGGAGGCATTATTAAAATATGGCAAGAATGTATTAAGCACCGCCGAGAAATTAGTACAATTAAAAAATAATGCTCAATTAGCTGCAGCACAACAAGCTCGCTTAGTAGAACAATACGATAGACAAGCCGAGAAACTTCGTCAAATTAGAGACAATGATTTACTTTCTATTGAAGACCGTATTAAAGCTAACGATAAGCTTAAAGAGGTTTTAAATAATCAAGAGAAAGCAATGAAGGCGGTAGCTAACGCTCAAGTAGCTTCAGCAAAAGCGGATTTGCAAAAAAATAATTCGATTGAAAATCAGGTAGCCTTAATAAATGCTCAAGCTAACGCGGATGGTGTACTTGCTCAAATTGAAGGTTTGCGTTCGGAGCAAGAGGCTAATAGAATTGCTTTAGTTAAAGAAAGCTTAGATTTACAAAAAGCACAAATTCAAGGTATAGACGATATAGCGGTAGCCGAGAAGCAAGCTACTAATGAGCTAATTAAGAATGAAGATGAGAAATTACAAGCTCAATTAAATAGCTTAAAAGAAGAAAAAGCCATACAATTAGAGAGGCTATCGGAAAACGTTAGGCTATACAAAGAAGGTACTCAAGCTCGTATAGATGCCGAAATAGAATATAACGCTAAAAAGCAAGAGTTAAATGCTTCTATCCGTTCAAAGGAAGACGAGATAGCTACTTATAACTATAATAAGCAAAGCGAACGCTTACAAGCCGAGCTATCAAACGAGCAAAACTCTTTATCAATGCGATTGCAAGCACTAAAAGAGTACAATGATTTAGCTCAAAATTCTACGCAAATTAGCGAAGAAGAGAAACGCAAAATAGCTAAGGAAACTCATAATCAAGAGGTAGCATTAAATAAGCAAAAGGTAGCAATGGTTAGCCAAACGCTAGGTAATATGTCTAGCCTATTTGAGCAAAACTCTACGGAAGGCAAAGCCTTTGCGGTTGCACAAGCTTTAATTAATACTTATCAAGGTATTACCGCTGAGTTAGCAACTAAGACCGCTACTCCATTTGAGTTTGGGATTAAGTTAGCTAATATTGCAACTACCGCAGCGATTGGTTTTAAATCGGTACAAGATATCTTAAAAACAAATCCAGGTAGCGGAGCGGACACCTCAGCACCTAGTGCGGGTGCTTCTAGTGCTCCATCCTTTAACGTAGTTGGAGTAAGTGGAGTAAATCAATTAGCACAAACTCTAGGCAAACCTCAAGAGCCTATGAGAGCTTATGTAGTGGCTCAAGACGTAACGACTCAACAAGCACTAAATAGAAATATTGTTACTTCGGCTAGTCTTGGGTAATTTGAAAATATAACAAAAAAAAATATAAACGTTTATAGGCTATGAGAATTGTTGAACTCGTAATAGAAAAGGATTTAGACGGTATCGATGCGGTTAGCTTGGTGGATTCTCCAGCTATCGAAGAGAACTTTATCGCTTTAAATAAGGAATATAAAATAGAATTTGCTGAGGTAGATTCCGATAAGCGTATCCTTATGGGAGCAGCGTTAATTCCTAACAAGCAAATCTATCGTAAGAATGACAAAGACGAGTTCTACGTATTCTTTAGCGAGGCTACGGTAAAGCAAGCGAGTGAACTATTCTTAAAGAATGGAAACCAATCAAACGCAACGTTAGAGCATAAGGCTAAATTCGATGGTGCTACGGTTGTCGAATCTTGGATTATCGATAACCCCGACATGGATAAGTCTAAGCAATACGGATTCTCACTTCCTAAAGGTACTTGGATGATTTCTATGAAGATAGAAGACGAGAACGTTTGGAAGCAAGTAAAGGAGGGTAAGTATAAAGGTTTCTCTATTGAGGGTTACTTTGCTGACAAGCTAGAAATGAGTGGTGAGATTAATTTAGAGTCTTACTCAGACTATGGCGATGACGTTAAAAGCAACGCTCAAAAAGGTATTGAATTAAACGAGAAGAATGGCAATAAGTGTGCTACTCAAACCGGTAAGGTAAGAGCGCAACAATTAGCAAACGGAGAACCTATCTCGGTAGAAACTATTAAGAGGATGTACTCTTATTTGTCAAGAGCGGAAACGTTCTACGATAATGCCGAGTCTCAAGACGATTGCGGTAATATTAGTTATTTACTATGGGGTGGCAAGTCCGCTCTTAGCTGGTCAAGAAACAAGCTTAAAGAGTTAGACTTATTAGAGCTACAAGAGGAGGAGTTAATTAATCAAATCATAAATATTTTAAAAGATGGCGAATAAAAAATCAAGCCCGCAAGATTCTTCAAGAGCTTGCTTGTGCGAAGATGGGACATACTCTAAAGAGTGTTGCAAGGGCGAGCAAATTAATCAAGGAATAGGTGCTTTAGTAGAGCAAGTTACTTCATCGGTAGTAAATACAAACGAGCCAAGAGTTATAACAAGACAAAACGGATAGTTATGAACACACAAAAGAAAGTTTTTAATAAATTGTTTTCTAGCGATAAAGTAGAATTATCTTCTAAAAAATTTGAATTTGGAGTTATTCAAGATGCTATCAAAGAAAGTCAAAATGCAATTAAAGAATTTGAATCTGCATCTAATATTGTATTTGGAGCTAGAAGTAAAGCTGAACCAATTTTAAAAAATACAATTGCTTTAAGTAATTCTTTTTTAAATAGTTTAATTGAAACTAAAAAAATTGCTAAAGAATTAGGAATCGATTTGCCATCTGAACTTTTGCAAGAAGAAAAATTTGCAAACGCTACAATTTCAAGTGCAAAATCTTTATTACAATATTTAAATCAATTAGAAAGATAATTAATATGAACACGCAAAAGAAAGTTTTTGAGAAATTGTTCTCAGATGACAAAGTAGAGTTAGCATCACAAAAATACGAGTTTGGAGTAATTGAGGACTCACGTTCATTATTGGATAAGGCTTTTCAATTTGCAGAAATTCAAAGTGAAGTAATTGCTATTGAAAATAAATTAAAAAAGTCTTTACCTTTTTATCAAGATGTTATTAAAAATAATACGGCTGCAATAGCTAAGTTGAAAGAAATTGGTATTGATGGTGGGGCAATAGCTTCTTTACAAAAGCAAATTTCAGAAGCTACACAAGAAAGCAAAAGAGTTAGCGGATTAATTAGCTATATGTCTAAAGCAATTTAGTAAGTAAATAAATTAATAAATATATGGAATACAAGAACAAGTTAAACAAAATTAAGGCTGTTCTTTCTATGGAGGTAAAATTAGCACAAATGAAGCTAGAAGATGGTATCACTATCATTGAAGCAGAAGCATTTGAGCCAGATTACTCGGTAGGAATTGTAACGGCTGACGGTATTGTACCTATGCCAGTAGGCGAGTACAAGTTAGAGGATGGTAAAATCCTTGTGGTATCCGTAGAAGGTGTTATTGCATCTATTATGGAAGAAGAAGCGGAAGAAGAAGCTCCAATCGTAGAAGAAGCACCTGAAGAGGTAGTTGAGCCAGAATTAGCTCAAGAAGCTCCAAAGGCTAAGCGTATTGTAGAATCAGTTTCTAAAGAGACTTTCTTTGCTGAGATTGAGAAATTACGCCAAGAGTTCTCATTAATCAAGCAAGAAAACGAAGCTTTAAAAGCGGAGAATGAGTCTTTAAAAGTTGAAATGTCTTCTATTGAAGAAGGTGCTGAGCCTTTAGCTCACAATCCAGAGGCAAACGCTCCTAAGCAAATGTTTAAAATTGGTAAAAACAGAGTGTCTTCTATTGAAGATTCAGTATTTAATAAAATCTTTTCAAAATAATTAACTAACAAATTAAAAAATGGCTACTACAACTAGTATTACTACAACTTATGCTGGCGAGTTTAAAAACCAAATTATCTCGGCTGCTTTATTATCTTCTCCAACTATCGATGCGGGTGGTATCACGGTTAAACCTGGTATCAAGTACAAAGAAGTTGTTAAGAAAATCTCTACGGATGACATCTTAAAAGATGCTTCTTGTGACTTTACTGCAACGTCTACAGTTACTTTAACTGAGCGTATTTTGCAACCTGAAGAATTCCAAGTAAACTTACAATTATGTAAGAAGGATTTTCACTCAGATTGGTTATCAGCTGAGCAAGGATATTCAGCATTCGATGTACTTCCTAAGTCTTTTGCTGATTTCTTGGTAGCTCACGTAGCTTCAAAGGTTGCAGCTAAGAACGAAACTAACATCTGGACTGGTGTTACTGCTAACGCTGGTGAATTCAACGGATTCTCTACTTTATTAGCTGCTGACGCCGCTTTACCAGCTGCACAAGAGGTAGCGGGTACAACCGTTACGGCTTCTAACGTAGTTGCTGAATTAGGTAAGATTGTTGATGCAATCCCTGCAGCTCTTTACGGACAAGATGGCTTACATATCTACGTATCTCAAAACATCGCTCGTGCTTACGTTCGTGCTTTGGGTGGATTTGCTGCTTCAGGCTTAGGTGCTAATGGTACTAACGCAATGGGTACTCAATGGTACAACAATGGTTCTTTATCATTCGATGGTGTTAAGATTTTCGTAGCTAATGGTTTAGCTTCTAACACTGCAATTGCTACTTTAAAAGAGAACTTGTTCTTCGGTACTGGTGTACTTGCTGACATGGATTCTTCTTCAGTAAAAGTTATTGACATGAGCGAGGTGGACGGAAGTGAGAACGTCCGC